AGCAATGCTTTGTTTCAGCAACAAATCAATGCAAATGCTAGTGCTATTTCTTCAACGATAAAAGTAACGGAAACGTTGCAAACAAAAGTCGGTGAGAATAGTGCGTCTATTCAAAATGTCACTGAAAGTGTAGATGGCATCTATGCTCAGCAGTTTACTAAGTTCGATGTAAATGGCCATGTTTCTGGTCATGGATCAATGAATGATGGTACGACTTCAACTTTCATATTCAATTATGATGCAATTCAGTTTGGTACGCCTGTCGGTGTTGATGATGTAGAACCTAAACCATTAATGACACTGCAAAATACTCCAGTTACTTTGCCAAACGGTACTGTTATTCCGCGTGGATTGTATGTCGACAATGGTAGTTTTGGATATATCAATGCGAATAGGATCTGGGCAGAAAACTTAAGTGTTATTAGCGCTGATCTAGGTTCAATTAAAGTTAAAAATGCAAATATTGATGATGGTGCAATTAGCACCCTTAAAATCCAGGATGAAGCAGTAACTGTTCCAATAGGCGTAACCTTCCCATCAAACTCAAATATTCCTGATTTTGATAATCAGCTTGTAGATGAATCTTCTATCAATGCTTGGTTTACATGGTCAAATGGAAAGGTTGCATCAGTTACTATGGCAAGATCTGGAGGAAAGGCCCTCATCAGCGGGGGTATAATGTTAAAACAATTTATGGTTCTAACTTCTATTAATGGAAATACAACCAGAGCTGATTTGGCTTCTTTAATTAGCCTAATTGTTGGTGTTTATAGAAACGGAACCGAGATTGCCCGGCATTACTTTGCCCCATCCAATACACAAAATAATATTTTGTACTTCAGTGGCTCTTATACGTTACCCCCAACTATTGATAATGCATTTTCAGGCAGTGCTGAATATAGCCTTAGAGTTGCGATCGGCAGAAATACCACTTCAGTAAACAACGTTAAAGCCTCCTACTTTAAAGATGCATCAAATCAAGCTGCATTGCCTTTTGAATTAACGAGTAGAACATTAACGGTAATTGAGTTGAAAAAATGACAGGTATAGTTTCAAAACATGGTGAGTTGTTGTTTCAGATATCTGGCAACGACGAGACTATTCAATTAAATACCCCTGAAGATTGTTTTGCAGTTGAAGATCCACCCAAGGCGAATATGTACCATAGCAATGGAAAGTGGAAAGAGATTCCTCAACAACCTTCTGAACATCATATATTTGATTTCAAAGATAAAGAATGGGTAGATCCTCGAACTCTAGATCAGGTTAAGGAGCATAAATGGCTTGAGATAAAACAAATTAGAGAAACCACCGAATTCGGTGGTTTTTCATTTAATGGATATAAATTTGATTCAGATGAAAAGTCTCAGAGCCGCATTATTGCAGCAAGTGCATTAGGCGTAGAGGTTGAATGGACATTATTCAACAATACCGTTATCACATTATCAGGGGAGGAATTAAAAAAGTTAAGACAAGCATTGGCAGAGCATGTATCTATGTGTCATGCAAGAAGCAGAAAAGCTAGAGAGAGTATTGCGCTGGCTAAAACGAAAGCTGAAGTAGATAAGATCAGTTTTTAATATTAACGAGACATTTTATAGCACCCAACTGGGTGCTTTTTTATTGCCGAAATTAGGGGGCTGCATGGCAGACAATCAGCAAATTATAGATACATCGACCGCTTTGGCGGCCAGTAAGGGTGCAACATACGGGGGAAGTGTGGCAGGAGCAGTTTCGGCGTGGATCGGGTCAATCGATTTAGCATTTTGGGTCAGTATCATCATTGGTTTAGCTGGTTTTTTAATGAACTGGTATTACGCCAAAAAGAAAAATAAGCGCGATGAAATTGCACTGAAAGCTTATTTAGAAAGCTTAGAAAAGAAAGGTGACTGTAATGTCAAACAAGACTAAATATATCGCAGCATTCTTAGCAGCTTCGGCTGCTTTTTTTGTGGGCGTAAAAAATGATGAAGGGTTTACATCAAAGCCAGTGATACCCGTTAAAGGGGATCGTCCAACACAGGGCCATGGTTCAACATTCAAACCGGATGGCTCACCAGTAAAAATGACAGATCCACCAATTACACGTGCGACCGCAGATAAGTGGTTGCGAAATGATGTGGCTAAGCGTGAAGTCGCGTTTAAAGATTCATTGAAGGGCGTGAAATTATCACAAACTGAATATGACCTATACCTCGATTTCACGTATCAATACGGGATTGGTGCATGGTCTAGCTCATCAATGCTGAAAAATCTAAAGGTAGGGAAGTATAAGGCAGCTTGCGACTCATTACTTAAATATAAGTATGTTGCAAAGCGTGATTGTTCTATTCGCAAAAATGGTTGCTACGGGGTTTGGACCAGACAAGTAGAACGACACGCAAAATGTATAGGAGCGCAGTGATGTGGATTGTATTTGCTGCTAAATATTGGCGAGAAATCATTATCGGTTTTCTCGCTTTTTTATTGGCCATATCTTTGGCCGTACTCAATTACAAAACTGGTCAGCTAAAAGAAGCTGAACAAAAGTGTCAATCTCAGATCCAAGAGATTGAGCGCAAGAATTTGAAAGCACTTGCCGAAAAGCAAAATCAGATCAATAAAGTGAGCGCAGACTATGAACGAGTCAAAGCAGAGCAAAGCACCAAAGTCGAATATATTGAGCGTGAAGTGCAAAAGATCGTGGAGCGTCCTGTTTATAAGTCTAGCTGTGTTGACGATGCTGGGGTGCAGCAACTCAATGAACTCATTAAAGCCGGCAATACCAGCTAATCTCATCCAGCCGTGCCCTAATTTAAATGAAATTGATGGCACAACTGGCAAAGATTTAATGATCTGGTCAGTTGATACGGTTGCAAAATATAATGATTGCAAAACAAGGCACGGTGCGATTGTGAAGGCGTTACAGCAATAACTACGAAACTTTCGTAATGAAAACTTGAGCTAACCTAATATGGGGTTTACGTCATTTTTGGCGAAAAGGGTATGCAGATTGCATATACCCTTATTTTTTTGCCTGAATTTTAGTTTTTTGGTTTTTGCCAATAAAGTGCATGGTATTAGATGAAATTCGCATGAGAGGAGTTACTACACTTTTGGAGTAGTGATACGGGATAATCTGGTATCACTTTTGCGGATATTTTTGAGTCACTTACAACTAACTATCTAAATGCTAGTTAGTAGGATTTACGATTTAGTCTTAAAAGGGGGTTGCTCAGCTTTGAGCAGGGAATATGGTGACTTTAAGTCACTCAGTTAATTATTTGCAAGTAGCTTAAAGCTACTCGCAACTAAGCAGCTAACAGATACTTAGTGCAACTATCTCTCAGATAGTCGCAACTAACCCACTTAGAGTTGGTTTGCACTTATCCAGATAAGACTAGTTGGCACATTTCTATTAAACTACATTTTAAATTATTTTGAATGTAGTTTAAAAATACGTAAAACAAGACAAATGCAGTTTTAAAAAATAGTGCAACAAAAGTGTAGCAATCTTATTTAACCTACTGATTTATATAAGTAACAACCGCTCCTTTTGGGGCGCTTTTTTTATGTTTAATTGTTCGACAATTCAATAGAAAGCTGGCCTTAACTGATACTTCAATGTCCCTATTTGCACTTAAGCCTTTTTATTAACTTTGTATGATAAGAATCAAGAAAACGAACAATAAAGTTTAAGTAACTACGGTTACTAGCAAGGAGCTTTCACT